ATTCTTGTTAAACACTAGTGTACAAAGACAAGCAGAACGTGTCACAGCAGAAGAGATACGTTTCATGGCACAAGAACTAGAGACTTCTTTAGGTGGTGTATATTCTATACTGTCTCAAGAGTTTCAGTTACCATTAATAAACTTACTACTTGAGTCATTAACAAAGCAAGGCAAGATGCCACGTATGCCTAAGGAAAGTATCAAACCTACAGTAGTCACAGGTATTGAGGCACTAGGACGTGGACAAGACTTAAACAAATTAGCTACATTCTTGCAATATCTACAACCACTAGGTCAAGAGATTATTGCTAATGAGATGAATGTAGGAGATTACATAGATAGACTAGCAGCATCATTAGGTATTGATACCTCTGGTCTAATTAAATCTGAGCAGCAGAAGATGCAAGAACAGATGATGATGCAACAACAACAACAAGCAATGTTAGAACAACAAACAGTAGCTGGTATGGCACAAGGTGCTGCACCTAACTTAGCCAAGGCTGCTGTAGAAGAAGGATAATAATATATGGCAGAATCAATAAATACTTTTCAACCAGAAGCTCCAGAATCTGAAGAACATCAACAAGCTATGCTTGACAGAGAAAGAGTAGGAGAGGTAGATGAACGTCCTGAGTGGCTACCTGAAAAGTTTAAGAGTCCAGAGGAGATGGCTAAAGCTTACGCATCTTTAGAATCAAAACTAGGACAACCCAAAGAAACTACAGAGGAAACAGAAGTATCCCCTACTGAAAGTCCATCTGAAGTTGCAGACCTATTAGATAGTAAAGGTCTAGATTTCTCAGCATTTCAACAAGAGTATGCTGACACTGGTACACTATCAGAGGAAGCTTATCAAGCTTTACAAGAGGCAGGTTTCTCTCAACCTCTGGTAGATTCTTGGATAGCAGGGCAAGATGCTCTTGCTGAATCCACAAAACAAAGTGTATATTCTTTAGCAGGTGGAGAACAACAGTATGCTAGTATGGTAAACTGGGCTTCTCAAAATCTACCTGAACATGAGATAGATGCTTTTAATGCAACAATGAATACGCAAGATAGAAATATGATTCAACTTGCTGTTCAAGGTATGTTTGCACGTTATCGTTCTGAAGCAGAACCTAACCTTATACAAGGTAACAATAGTTCTGGAACTTCAGGTGGGAAATTTGAAAGTACTGCACAAATGACTGCTGCTATGTCAGACCCTAGATACGCAAATGACCCAGCCTACAGACAAGAGGTAGCTAATAAGTTAGCAAAGTCTAGTCTGTTCTAATATTGTTGTTCAGGTTGGGGGAGTATTCCCCCTTCCTTTTAAGTACACGATTAACTTGGTGTATTTAAAAGGAACTGATATCATTCCTACACACTAAGCTAGAAGACAAACGATTACCCCTGACCCCTTGCGAGGGACAATCTTGGAGAAAGGATGTAGAAATGCTGAGTGTAATTTCAACTCAACTTAACTACTAAGAGGTAATTTAAAAATGGCACAAGCTGCTTCAAACCCTGCTTACACCGTAAGTTTTCAGGGTCAAACCAATAATACAGGTGACGTTAGAGACCTGTTCCTCAAGCTATATGCTGGGGAAGTCCTAACTGCATTTGAAGAAAAGAAAGTCCTAATGGACAAAGTAAGAACTCGTACAATTAGTAAGGGTAAATCTGCATCATTTCCTTTGACAGGTAGAGCAACAGCTGAATACCTAACCCCTGGGAATGAGATTACAGGTGGTCAAATCAGAGCCAGTGAGAGAATTGTAACTATTGATGACTTGCTCATCTCTAGTCAGTTCATTGCTAACATTGATGAGGCTATGAATCATTACGATGTAAGAAGCATCTACTCTAAAGAAGCTGGTATTGCATTGGCTAATGAAGCTGATAGAAACGTTGCAAGAATGCTTGTTAAAGCTGCGTTATCAACTAATGCAGCAAGAGCAGCAGCCCTTGTTCAAGGATACAAAGACTTCACTGAAGAAGATTTTACAGGTAACGTAACTATTGGTACTGCTACTGCAGATTCTTTAGACCCTGCTAAACTAGCTAAAGCTATCTTTGATGCAAAGAAAGAGTTTGACATCAAGAACGTTGACCATAGCAATGCTGTGGTAGCTCTTGCTCCAAACCAGTACTATGCATTACTAGACGTTTCAGACGGTTCAAAGCTAACTTATATGAATAAAGACTTTGGTGGTAACGGTAATATTGCAGGAGCAACTGTTCCTATGATTGCTGGAATGCCTGTCATTATGTCTAACCATGCTAACGTATCTAACCTATATGTAAACTTTACTACAGGTGATGCTAACGAAGGTAAGACTTCTGACAATGCTCCACTAGCTAATACTGCTGGTTCAGGAAGAACTACACACTATGACTTACCAACTGCTGCTGTAGATGGTGCAGACATGGTGGCTGTTGCTTCTAAAATGAGAGGCTTTATCTTTACACCTGAAGCTGTAGCTACTGTAAAGCTACTTGACTTAGGTATGGAATCAGAGTACCAAATCAATAGACAAGGTACACTAATGGTAGCCAAATATGCAATGGGACACAACGTATTACGTCCTGCTGCTTGTATTGGATTACTTGAAGTTTAATTATAATAACAGGGAGAGGTTTCTAGAGCCTCTCTCTATTTTTATTGGAGTGTATTATGCCAGAAGTAGGTGGAAAGAAATATAAATATACTAAAGAAGGTATAGCTAAAGCTAAAAAAGAATCTAAAGAAACTGGTAAGAAGATGTCCTTTGGTGGTATGCCTCAGAAACAAGTAGCTGCTATAATGGCTAAGTATGGAAAGAAAAAGAAATGAGTATAGAGTATAGGGGAGAAACCTTTAGTGGTTTACGCATACCTAAACGTACTCCTTCTCATGGAACAAAGTCACATGCTGTATTAATAGGAACTAAAGACCAACCTAAGATGATTAGGTTTGGTGAACAAGGTGCAAAGACTAATCAATCTGCAGAACAACGTCAACGTTTTAAAGATAGACATAGAAAGAATATAGCAAAAGGTGAAACATCTGCAGCTTATTGGGCTAATAAGACTAAATGGAAAGCATAGGAGAATGTAATGGCAGGAACAACACAGCTAGATGCAGTCAATACAATGTTATCTGCTATTGGAGAAGCACCAGTAAGTAGTCTGTCATCTGGATTGATAGAAGCAGAAATAGCTGAAACAATATTAAACACAATAGATAGAGAAGTACAATCTATGGGTTGGCACTTCAACAAAGAATTAAATAAAAGCTTTGCTCAAAGTACAGGTGGTGAAATACTTTTACCTAATAACATATTAAGAGCAGATGCTACACTTGCACCACAGAGTCCAGACTTAGTACAACGTGGTTTAAAGATGTATGATAAAAAGAACCACACGTTTAACGTAGGCACTAATGTATATTTAGATGTTATAGTACAGTTAGACTTTGATGACTTACCTGAGGTAGCTAAGAGATATATTATCCTACGTGCTACTAGAGTCTTCCAAGATAGAGTAGTAGGTTCAGGTACATTACATGATTTTCAATTAAGAGATGAGCAAACTGCGTTATTAGAACTAAAAGAATTTGACCAAATAACAGAAGATAATAATATCTTTGACAATTATGACACATATGCTATCATCGACAGACAGGGACGGAGAACACTTTAATGGCACTCATCAGTCAATCTATCCCAAATCTTATAAATGGGGTATCACAACAACCACCATCTTTAAGACTTAGTACTCAAGCAGAACTACAAGAGAATGGTTTGTCTAACGTTGTTACAGGTCTATCTAAACGTCCTAGTAGCTCACATATAGCTGACTTAGGAACAATCTCTAACTTAGATAAAGCTTTTATACATACTATTCGTAGAGATGAGAATGAATTTTATTCTATGGTAATAGATACTGCAGGTACTATAAGGGTGTTTGACAAAGATGGTGTATCTAAAACCGTAACTAATAATGCTGCTTCTTACTTAAGTGGTTTGTCTATTCCTAGTAAAGAACTAGCAGCTGTATCAATAGCTGATACTACTTTCATAGTAAATAAAAATACAACTGTAGCTAAAGGAACTGCTACATCTACAACTCGTAATCCAGAAGCTTTAGTATATGTTAAGCAAGCTGACTATTCCTCAACTTATCGTGTAGTTTTAACTAAAGGTGTTAATACAAGTACTGTAGAATTTGCTACAAAGTCTTCAACACAGGATTCAACATCTGAAACACAGAATGCAGAACGTGGTGCAGCTACAGATATTATTGCAACTAACTTAGATACCTTTTCTGGTACTGCTGTTAGCACAACTTACTATCAAAATATTATTAATGGTAGTGCTGTAACAGGTTTAACAGTTACACGTTATGGTAACGTATTACACATTCAATCTACTGACTCTACAGACTTCCAAGTAGAAGTAGGAGACTCTCATGGTGGAGAGCATTTACTTGTATTTAAAGATGAGACAGCTGACTTTAAAAAGTTACCTGTAGAAGCACCAGTAGGTTATGTTATTAAAGTATCAGGTGATAATCAAAAAGCTCAAGATGATTATTATGTTACATTTACAGCTGAAGAAGTATGGAAAGAAACACTAGAGCCTAACATCCTTACAGAGTTAGATGCTACTACAATGCCACACAAGTTAACAAAACTACCTAGTGGTAACTTTCAGTTTGATGCAGTTACATATGAACCAAGAACTGTAGGAGATGATAATACAAACTCCTTTCCTTCTTTTGTAGATTTTAAATTAAACGATATTTTCTTTCATCGTAATAGATTAGGTGTACTTGCAGATGAGAATGTAATATTTTCTAGAGCAGGTGAATTTGTTAGCTTTGACTTCTTTCGTAAATCAGTACTAACTATAGTAGACAGTGACCCTATTGATGTGGCAGTCTCGTCTAACAAGGTTAGTATACTTAAACATGCTGTACCTTTTAACGAATCTTTACTATTGTTCTCAGATTTAACACAGTTTAAAGTTACTGCTGACCCAATACTTACACCTGAAACTATTAACATATCTAACACTACAGAGTTTGAGGCTTCATTAAGAGCTAAACCAGCACAGGCAGGTAGGTTTGTTTACTTTGCTTCCAAGAGGGGAGCATGGTCTGGCTTATGGGAGTACTTTGTAGACACTGATACAGATACTAATGATGCTACAGAGATTACAGCACACGTACCTGAGTATCTAAACGGTGAAATAATAAACATACAAGCTTCTTCTAATGAAGATATGATACTTGTACAAACAGATAATGACCCACAGGCTCTCTATGTGTATAGATACTACTGGAGAGGTAGAGAAAAACTACAGGCTTCTTGGTCTCGTTGGACATTTACTGGAGATATATTAGGAGTATCTTTTAATCGTGCAGATATAACTCTACTAGTTAAGAGAAGTAATAACTTATTTCTTGAACGTATAAACTTATCTGTAGATGATGCTACAAACTATACTACTAATAACTTTAGTGTACATTTAGACAGAAGAGTAAAACTAGAAACAGGTGGTTTAACAGCTATACCTTATACTGATGCTAGTGTTATTTACATAGCTCAAACAGGTAAGGTTATACAGTTAAGTGATGTAGCAGCTAGACTAGCTAATAGTGAAGTAGTCTATGCAGGTATACCTTTTCTATTTAAATACCAATTCTCTGAACCAGTTGTTAAAAGTGGTGATAAATCTATAACAACAGGACAATTACATATAAGAAACTATGCTGTTGTCTATAATAATACTGGATTCTTTCAAGCAGAAGTAGCTCACTCAAGACGTACTCCTTATGTTAGAAACTTTACAGGACGTATTGTAGGTGCTGCTACTAACATTTTAAACACAGCTGCTATTGACTCAGGTACTTATCGTTTTGGAGTACTAGGTCATGGTGATGAAACAAGTATAACATTAAAAAGTTCTAGTCACTTCCCTTGTGTATTTCAATCAGCTGAATGGGAGGGTTTCTTTGTACTACGTTCTAGGAGACTATAATGAAAGCCTATGTGAGACAAAGCACCCAAGAAGATGTGGATTATCTATGTAATAATCTTAGACCTAAAGATAGGGAAGAGGTGATAGCATCACATGGCAGTACAAAGAAAGCTTTACAAACAGGATTAGATTTGTCTGACGAATGTTGGACATTTCTAGTAAAAGAAACAGATGAGATAGCAGGTATATATGGAGTAGCTAGACAGGATGACATGGTTGCCTGTGTTTGGTTACTTACTACACCTGCTGTTGAGAAAATATGGATAACCTTTTTGAGAGAAACTAAAAGATTGACAAAAGAATTAAATAAAAAGTATAGTATCTTGACTAACTCTGTTGATGCAGAGTACATTGTGGCTATTAAATGGTTAAAGTTTTTAGGATTTACTTTTATCAATAAACATTATTATGGGGGTAAACCCTTTTTAGAATTTGTGAGGATATAAAATGGCAGTTCCACCACAGGTGTATTTGCAAGGTGCTCAAGCAGTTTTAAGTTTTCTTGAAAAAGGAAAACAAGCTAGAGAGCAACAAGCTAGGTATGAACAAAACAGAATTAATGCAGTTGCTGCACGTGATTTAAAGATAAAAGCACTAAATAACAGAGCTATACAAGAATCAGAAGCAGTAGCAGAAGATAAGATGGCTTTAGCTATCAAAGCTCTAGAGACAAAAGAACGACAGAAGGTAGCTGCAGGTGAAGCAGGAGTAGCTGGTAAGAGTGTTAAACAACAAATCGACTTAACAGAAGCTAGAAAACTTAGAGGTATCTCAAAGTATGATGCCACTATTGATAGACTGCTTACACAAGTTGAACTAGAAAAAGCTGGTCTTAATGCAGAAGCTATGAATCGTATTAATGCTGTACAACAAGGTCAACCACCTAGTTTAATGGGTGCTGTTGTAGGTGCTGCTGCTAATGCTGTAGCTATGGATGTTAAATACGGAGATGGTGACTTGTTTGGGATAAAATGGGCAGGTGATAAAAGTGTTACAAATTTGAATGCTTTTGGAACAGCTGATAATATGACACCTATACCTAAAAATGATATATCCTTTGAAGTACTTAAATAGAATAAGA